ACGTTAATGCGCTTCATTGCTCTTCTCCTTCTTGGTGGAAATCTGGGCGAGGGCATCTTTGAGGTCACCCGGCAAGATGCCGCCAGCGGCCACGTGGGCAGACACGATGCGATAGATGCCTGCGCCCTTCAGAACGTCCTCGGCCTCTGGGTCGAGCATATAGACAGCCTCTGCCACTGCCTCCCGCAGTCGCTCCACCTCTGCCTCTGCGTCGTCGGCGCGCTTCTTCTCGTCGGCGGCGATGCCAGCCCAAAGGGTGCGCGACAGGCTCGGGGGCCACGGGGTGCCGACCTTTTCGCGGAGCGCCAGCCGGACCTCGTCATAGCCTTCGGCTTTGGCCTTCCAAGCGTCGCGTCGCCGCCGAGCCTCGACAAGTTCGGCCTCAAGGGCTTCGCGCTCGGCAAGGAGCGCGCGGATGGTTAATGCAGGTCGAGTATTTCGTGATTGTCCGCTCGGCTGGCCATCACTCTCCTTCAGCCCTGCCTCCACGATGGCCAGCATGTCTGTGATCTGGGTCATCGTGTCGTTGTGGGTGTTCTGCTCGGCGGCAGACAGCGTGGCCTCGATTTCCTCGTCTTCGAGGTGCAGCCAGCGGTACAGGACGTTGAGCCGCTTCTTCAGGTCCAGTAGGGCGTCCATCACACGCCCCACAGCGTCAGGCCGCCGCCGATAATCAGCAGCAAGAAGATGGTGGCCATCATGTCGTTTGCAGTCATTCGCATAGTGTTCTCCGATTTTGCTTGTGAGCAGTAAGATCGTCAGTGTGGCCACGCTTGTCAATTATTTTTTGAGATTGACGTGGCCACGCGGCAGAATTATGGTGGCCGAATGAGGGACAGCTTCGTCAAATTCCGAGCCACTGAAGAAGAGCGCGAGCGCTGGCGCGCAGCGCTGGAGCAGGATGGCCGCACGCTGGCAGAGATATGCCGCGCCGCTCTGGATCGGATTGCGAAGCGCTACGAGACCGACCGCTAGGTCGGACTGCCCGGCTGCGCGACGGGGCAACACGCGCAGCCAACTCGCCGGGGGAGGTTTTCTCACTCCCTGACCTCCCCCGGCACTTTAGGAGGCGCGCATGCTGTCGATCACGTTCATCATTTCCGGCAAGCCATTTGGCAAGCAGAGACCCCGCTTCAGCCGCCGATCTGGCCGGGCCTACACGCCCGCCAAGACGATAGAGCATGAGGCCGCCGTGGCAGCCGCCGCCAAGGAGCATTTCCCCGAGCCACTGGATGGCCCGATCAAGCTGGTCGTGGCCGCCGTGTTCGAGCCGCCGAAATCGTGGTCCAAGGCCAAGAAGGCCGAGCATCTGGGCCGCAGCCACATGCAGGCCCCCGACGCCGACAACATCGCCAAGGCGGTCGCGGATGGCATGAACGGCATCGCCTATTGGGACGACAGTCAGGTCGCCGCCATGGAGGTGGTCAAGGTCTGGGGACCGAGCGCACGCACAGTTATCACGGTAAGGACATTGAGCGAATGACCAATGGTTTCTCCAAGCACGGGATCGGCCACCTGTCGGCCTCCAGCATCAACTTGTGGATCAACGCGCCCGATCTGTGGGTCGCCAAATACCTGCACGGCCACCGCCAGCCATTCGGCCCGGCCCCGCGTCGCGGCCAGTGCGTCGAGACTGCGGTGCATATGGCGCTGACCGGGACCGATCTGGATACGGCCATTGAGCGCGGTCTGGAACAGTTTGACCGCACGTTCATGTTCGGCACCGACGACACCGCCAAAGAGCGCGCCGTGATCGATCCCATGGCCCGGATCGCGTACGAGGAGCTGGCCCCGTATGGGCCGCCCGAGGCAGGTGGTGACGAGCAGCACAAGGTCAGCATCACAGCCACCTTCGACGACTGGTCGATCCCGGTGATCGGCTTTCTGGACTTCACGTATCCCGACAAGGGCCTGATCGTGGACCTGAAGACGACCAACCGCGTGCCCTCCACCATGAGTGCCGACCACCAGCTTCAGCGCGCGATCTACAGCGCGGCCATGGGCAATCAGGCGGTGAAGTTCCTGTACGTGTCCAGCAAGAAGGCCAACTGGCTGGAGGATGGCGATCCGCGCGAGACGCTGGCCAAGGCCAAGCTGCACATCGCTCGGATGGAGCGCTTCCTGTCACTGCACAGCGCCGAGGATGCGCTGGCCTGCGTCCCGCACAACCCGAGCAGCTTCTACTGGCGCGGGGACGAGGAAGGGCGGGCGAAACTGTTCGGCTGAGAAGTGCCTAAAAATCAAGTTGGCCAATAAAGTAAGGCGTTTTGGCAAAGTGTAAGGAGTTCGGCAGCTTCTTACACTTTTTCTGTTTGGGGTGCATTTTCCTCTTGCATCATAGGGCGACATGTCCTATTAGATTGTCGGAGCTTCGGCCCCGGCCCAGCACAGTTCACGAAAAGCCATGACCGCTTATTCGTGAACACGAGATGAGAGCAACAATGATCTATGGTAGCGTGTGCAGCGGCGTTGAAGCGGCCACGGTGGCCTGGCACCCGCTGGGCTGGAAGCCGCGCTTCTTCAGCGAAATCGAGAAATTCCCGTCTGCCGTGCTGGCGCATCACTATCCAAGTGTGCCAAACCACGGCGACATGACCGCATTCAAGGAGTGGCCTGATGACCCAATTGACCTTCTGGTCGGGGGAACCCCCTGCCAAAGCTTCAGCATCGCAGGACTTCGCAAGGGACTTGATGACCCGCGCGGAAATCTCATGCTCACCTATCTTGCCATCGCTGCACGATATCGCCCCCGCTGGCTGGTTTGGGAAAACGTCCCCGGCGTCCTGTCTTCGAACAGAGGAAGGGATTTTGGCACCTTCCTCGGGGCGCTGGGCAAACTCGGGTATGGGTTCGCCTACCGAGTGCTTGACGCTCAGTACTTCGGAGTGGCCCAGCGACGCCGTCGTGTGTTCGTTGTCGGACACCTTGGAGACTGGCGACGTGCCGCAGCAGTACTTTTTGAGCGCGAAAGCCTGTCAGGGCATTCTGCGCCGAGCCGAGAAGCGCGGGAAGACGTTGCCAAAACCCTTACACGCGGCGTTGGTCAACGGTATGACTTCGAAAGCGAAACCTTCCCCGTAGCGTTCCCGACCCTAGATGCCTCAAAAGGTGCAAAATGGGGCAGCAACCAATGGGTTGATGCTGGCAAGGCGATCATCACGTTTGGCGCGCAGAACAGCGCCAATCAAGGCGACAGCGTGTCCGAGCATGTGACGCCAACGCTGGACAAGAGTAAGACGCCTGCGGTGCTGCAAAACCTATCCGTGCGCCGCCTGACGCCGCGCGAATGTGAGCGCCTGCAAGGCTTTCCCGACGACTACACGCTGATCCAGTATCGCAAAAAGCCCGCCGCAGATGGCCCGCGCTACAAGGCAATGGGCAACAGCATGGCGGTGCCTGTCATGCACTGGATTGGAGAGCGTATTCAAATGGTGGAGGAGATGAAATGACCCCCGACAGGTTCCAACATGCCCGCCGCGTTCTCGGCTACACCCAGCAGGGGCTGGCCGACGAATGGGGCATGGGTGGCAGCGGCGGACGCACGATCCGGCGCTGGGAGGGTGGGCACACGCCCATCAATTCGATTGCCATTTACGCCATCCAGCTTATGCTGGCATCTGCGCCGGGCAGTTCCCGGCAACCCGGCCCACGCGACCAATAGTCCAAATCGGCCAAGAAAGAAGGAAGACACCATGTTTATCATTGACGGCGGAAACAGCGGCGGCGAAGGCCCGTGGCTCACTTGGAGCGCACGCGGCAGCCAAGACGGCACGATCCCCGCGAAGTCGTTCTACTTGCGCGACAGCAACGGCAAGACCGTGTACGACGCCACGCAGGGGATGGTCCTCGACATCGATGCGATGAAGACGGGCTGGCAGCGGTCTGACGGCATAGTCGGGCAGGCCCCGGAGTGGCGCTGGAACCCGAGCGTCTCCCAGATGCAGCCCCAGCCGGGCGACGACTGGAAGAAGGGCTTCGAGGTCCGCGTGGCCATCGGGCAGGGCCAGACCGCCAGTTGGCAGCAGGCAGGCGCAGCGGCGTGGAACGCGCTGATGCGTATGGCCCCCAGCCTCCAGCAGCGCGAGGGCAACAAGCTGCCGCTGGTCAAGCTGACGGGCACCAATGCCGTCCAGTTCAAGCGCGGCTCGACCGTGGAGCCGATCTTGGAGGTCGTCCAGTGGGTGGATCGCCCGGCGTCGCTGACCGAGGGCGTGGCCGCTGGCATTGCCGCCGAGCCGACCCCGGCAGCCCAGCCTGTGCCGCAGCCTGTGCCTGCTGCTCCGGCCCCGGCAGCCGCGTCTGTTCCCGACGACGTGGCATTCTGATACGCTGATCGGTGCCGCGCTGCTGAGACGTGTCCAGCGCGGCACTGAAGACCGCCACCACGGGCTTAACCGCACGTTCGCCCGTGGTGGCACCAAAATAGGGGAGACACATGCAGAAAGAATACCAGCGCCCGGCCAACGTCCTTGATCTGGCCACCCGCATCAGCGATCTGGGCTATCACCCGATCCCGATCCCGCGCGGAAGAAAAGGCCCGACCATCAGCGGCTGGCAGAACCTGCGCATCAGCTTCGACAATGTCGAAAAATTTTTCGACGACAAGTGCGGCGTCGGCATTCTGCAAACCAACATCATGGTCATCGACATCGACGTGTATGACGCCGATCTGGCCCGGAAGATCATCGAAGAGGGCATCCGCCGCTTCCCCAAGGCGCTGGAGCGCATCGGTCAGGCCCCCAAGTCGGCCCTGTTTCTGAACATGCCCGCGCCGTTTGAAATTCAGAACACCGTCAAGGGTACGAAGAACGGCCACTCCGCACAGGTCGAGGTCCGCAGCGTCACCGGGCAGGTCGTGGCATACGGGCTTCACCCGGATACGAACCAGACGTACAAGTGGCCCCGTGGTGAACTGTGGGCCACCAAGCGCGAAGACCTTGAGACCGCCACCGAGGAGCAGGTGCAGGATTTCCGCGACTGGTGCGACCAGCAGATCAGGGACTGGGCGGGCATCGAAGAAGATCGGCAGCCGACGCTGTCCGAGCGCGCCGCCGCCAATGTCGTGGACTTCGGGACACTCAGCAGGCTGGCCGACGACAAGCCCAGCGAAAACGAGTTCCGAGAGGCGCTGAAGTACATCCCGGCCAGCGTGGGATACGACGACTGGCTGTCGGCCCTGATGGGCATCCACGACTACTATGACGGCTCGCAGCACGGTCTCAGCATCGCGCAGGACTGGTCCGCGCCATACCAAGACTACAACCCCAAGGAAGTCGAGACGAAGTGGAAGTCGTTTGAGCCGGGCAAGGGCACGGGCTACCGCAGCGTCCTGCACATGGCCAAGCTGCACGGCTGCGATCTCAGCGCCATCAAGCAGCGCGACATCTCCAAGGCACTGACGATCCCGCCACCGATCCCGGTTGAGCAGGGGTCTTGCATAGGTTCTGTAGAGGTTTCGCAGAAGGTTCCGCAGCCCCAGCCGCAGATCAACCGCTCGCCGCTGGAATATTTCAACGACATCCAGCCCGCGCTGGACAGCCGATACCTGATCAAAGGCGTGCTGGACGACGGGGCCATGTCGGTCATCTACGGACCCAGCAACAGCGGCAAGACGTTCTTCGCGCTGGACATGGCGTTCCACATGGCCGTTGGCATGCAGTGGCGCAACCGACGCACGAAGAGATGCAGCGTCCTGTACCTCGCCACAGAGGGCGGCAGGGGCGTCCAGAACCGCATGGCGGCACTTAAGCAGGTCCACGGCGAGCAGGACGCAGTCTTCGCGCTCCGACGCGCCGGGCTGGACCTGCTGAAGCAGGAGGCCGACCTGCAACACGTCCTAGACCTAGCCACAGAGGTCAAGCAGCGCGGCGAGGGCCAGCCACTGGTCGTCGTCATCGATACGCTGTCGCGGATCATGGCCGGAGGCGACGAGAACAGCGCGGCAGACATGACCGCCCTGATTCGCAACATCGACGCGATCCGAGAGGCCATCCAGTGCCACATCGTGCTGGTCCACCACACAGGCAAGGACACCGCCCGAGGCGCACGCGGCCACAGCAGTCTCAGAGCCGCCACGGATACGGAAATCGAGGTCGGCGTCTTCGGCGAGGAAGACGATCAGGCCCGCGCCGCCATGGTCACCAAGCAACGCGACAATGCGGGCGGCGAGACCTTCGCATTCGATCTGCGGTCCGTCAGTCTCGGCATCGATCAGGACGGCGACGAGGTCAGTAGCTGCGTCATTGAGACCACGGACGAGCAGGAGTTCAGAGCCGCCAAGGCCGCGAAACGCGCGCTCGGTGGTAACCAGAAGATCATCGCCGACACGTTCGAACAAATGATCGGCGAGGGACTGGCTAAGCCCAACCCCGGCGGCGTGGGCTTTCCAGAGGGGGGCAAATTCCACACCGTGCGGCTTGATGATCTGAGAGAATACGCACTCGGAAAGTTCGACAGCAACAACCCGCGAGATGCGTGGCGGACAGCGTGGACGGCACTCACCGAGAAGCGGAAACTGTTCTGCGTGGCAGGCGGCCTGACGTGGCGCGTGGACCGCAGGATTAGGTGAGTTTCTAATGAAATCAACGACTTATGCATGAAAACCCGACAAAACCCGACAGGCAGGGCGAGATGTCCGAATTTGACCAGATGGTAAAGGCTAAGTGCTTGAAAACAAAGGAAACAGAAAAACCCGACACTTGGCCGTTTTTGGCGGCCCATTTGAGGGCGAAGCGGCGAGGCGTCGGGTTTCTGTCGGGTTTTTCACATCCAATAAAAACAAGGACTTACGTATGCAAAACCCGACAAAACCCGACAAAACCCGACGGTAAACCCGACGCACGGGATAGGTGTCGGGTTTGTCGGGTTTTTCTTTAGGAAAACCCGACAACCACTGCACCCGCCGCCGCCGACAAATCCGACAGGCGTCGGAGGACGATACAGACAGATGGAGGAGACCAAAAACATGGCACAGACCAAACGCCCGAGACGACAGCGAGCGGGGGATAAATTTGCCGCCCCGGCTCTCAGCCCGGAGCAGAGACAGTGCGACTATGCGGTGGCACCGTTCGACCGCGTGGCCAACGAGATGGATCGGAAGTGGGGGATCGATAGGCTGCCCGCTCTGGTCAGCACAGAGATGGCCGTGAAGTACGGAAAGGCCATCTGCCACCTGAATGCCGCGATTGAGGCGGAAGTGCCGGAAGACGTGGCGGCCGCCGCAACCAATTGCATCCGGGGAATGCAGGCCATGGACCAGATGGCCGAGCAGGCCGGGCATCAGCCAGCGACCGGGCAGCATCTGGAGCATCGGCTGGAAGACTTCCACTTTGCCATCGTGCTGGACGAGGACGAGTGGCCCAAGCTGCGACAGGATCGGCCAGACCTGATGCTGTTCACGATGCGCGAAGTGGCCGTGGCGCTCAGGGGTATGACCGAGGGCCTGAAACTGGACGCTATCAAAAACCACTTCCCTGATGCTAAGGTTGTGGGAAACCCGAAGCTGCCCAAGTCGTTCTTCGACAATGGCGGCGATGAATTGCCGTTCTGAGGGAGACAGACATGCAGAGCATTTACACCAGCCCGCAAAAGGCGCACCGCGTTGCGACCAAGATTATTACGAAGCAGCCGCCACGCGTTATGGAACTGATCGGAGAGGACAGGCTGCGCGAGTTGTGGGAACAGGACGCGATCCAGTACGACAAGAGGGCCAGAAAGATCGGGACGGCTCCGAATTGTGGCACCAAGGCCGGAGGAGCCAAAGCAAACGAAACGCTGACCGAGCAGATGCTTGAATGCTTCGACGAGGGCGAGTGGCTGGACCTGAACGAGTGCATCAAGCGGTCCGGGCAGAAGCACACACAAGCTAGGAACACGCTCGACAGGCTGTACACGACAGGCAGGCTCGACAAGAAGGTCGTGTCGCGCAGTGGCAATGGACTGGTCGTCAGAGGCGGCGGGAAAAGCTACTGGATGCTGCCCAACGACCACGCGGTCGTGAACGAGCAGCAGAAGAAGATCATGGCGTTCTGCCAGAAACCGCGCCGGACGAAGCAAGTGGCCGACATGCTGTGCCTCGGTGTATCGCGCACCAACGCGATTCTGATACGGATGTGCAATCGTGGTATGCTGCAAAAAGAGTTGGAGCCGCGTCCACAACGTGGCGGCCTGTTTGCCCTATGGACCACGGTACATGACAGAGACCACTGAAATTGACATCACGCCGGAGGCCATCATCGAAGGCACGGTGATGATGGACATCATCAAGGACGAAGAAATTCCGTCGTCGAAGGCGGCTGTCGCGCTCTTCCTGATTATGGCGGCGAACATCTTCGGCGATGATTGTAAAATCAGTATCCTCGGGGGCGCTGGCTTTTCGGTCAGCGACCTCGACGATCTGTTCGATAGCGAAACAATACACTGAGGTAAGACATGGGAAAGCTACGCAAGGCACAGGTGGCCGAGATTGAGAAGATCGGCGAGGATCGCATTCTGGGTGACATCATGTCCGGGCGCACGGTCAGGTCTCTGATCGCCGATCTGCAAGTCGGCTGGCGCACGTTCTACATGTGGGTGGACAGCGTCGAGGGGCGGCGTGACCGATACAACGACGCGCTGCAAGCGGCGGGTCATGCCTATGCGGCCCGAGCGGTGGACACGGCGCAGAACGCGACCGCTGACAACGTGAACGTGGCGAGGCTTCAGGTGGACACTGACAAGTGGATCGCTGGCAAGCTGAACCCGAAGTACGACACGAAGGCAGCGGCCACGAACGTGACGATCCAGATCGAAGATTTGCATGCTCAGGCGGCAGCGCTCATATCGGACGCTGTGGAGGGCCAGTACACCGTTCTGGAGGGTGATGACCCGGAAGACGCTAGCGGGGCTGTGTGAGGCCGCTCCGTGGCTCTACGGGCCTGTCTCTTCTGTGGGGCAGGTCCGCCAAAACAAAGAGGGGGGTATCACCCAAAATCAAATCTGACTTTTTGAAATGAGGATTTCCAAAGTAGTTTTCGTCATGGGAGAGGGTCTGGCGTGGATTGCTTGACCGAACGGTCAGTCGCCAACCGAACGGTCGGTCAATATATCCAACTTGCCGCATTGCGGCGCATTGCCGGGATGACCATGGCGCCAGCGCGTGGCCACGTCGCAGGTTTGCACACATGAAAACGCCCGCATATTTGCGGGCGCACATAGGGCAAGAAAAAACCCGGCGTCATGCGCCGGGTTTGTTTTCGGGATTATCCTGGCCAGTCTGGCGGTCGCCAGCCGTCAAGGTAAGCTTGCAACAGGCGCGCCATGCGCCGCGCGGGCTTGCGGTGATTTTTGGCGGCTGGCGACATTTCCATCCGCCGAATAGACAGCTCATCTGTTTCCAGCAGATCGGCCAGTTGCGACGCGCTAAGGCCTAGCGCGTCGCGGGTTTGCTTGATATCAGTCATGCGTTTTTCCCCTGTCATATTGCCCGAATATTGACGCCGATTTCGTCAAGATAGTCCCATATCGTGCCCGCGTAATCGCAAGCAAAAATTCGGTCATTATCCCCCCCGAAAATTCCAGCCGCCCATTCGGCAAGATCGTCTTCCAATCCGGCCGGGATATTATAGGCGTGGTGGCGGGTGTCATGGGACACCACATGGGTGGCCCCGTCCGTCTTGGGCATCTCTCCGTCGCGCCAATCGGCGACGTGGTAAAGCGCGAAGTCGGGCGGGAGTCCCACAGCGGTCAGACCTTCGGTGCTGGCGCGGTCTTCGCCAACGTCGACGGTGCCGACCTCATCCACTGCTTTCTGCATGGCTTCTTCGGCAGTATCAGCGGCCCACTGGCCCCAGTAGGTGCCGTTGGCATAGACTTTATAAGTGATCATGGTCTCTCTCCTTCATGGTCGGTTTCTGGCATGCCGCCGTCGCGCCAATGCGCAACGTGGCAAAGCCCAAAGCGAAGGTTTTCCATGGTGTTTTCCTTTCCAGTTGATTGCACCATGACGCGGCCCGCATGGGGCCGCGCTTGCTGCAATCAATCGGCAAATTCCCCCGCCTGAATGCGCGCAATCATGCGCGCGGCCGCCGGACATTGCGTTTCTTCTATGCGGCCACCAGTTGCACCATGGGCCGAGATGAAAACCGACGGAAAGCGCGCGCCCTTGCCGCCCGCGCCAGAACATGCGCCGCATTTCTCGCATGACGTTTTGCGCCCGTGGAAAGCCTCAAATTCATCCGACGCCGGGCACATCATAGCGCCGTCAATGTGCGCGCCAATTGAATATGGCGACGCGCTTTTGTCGATCGATCCTTGCGGCACCACATAGAAAGCGCGAAACCCCGCGTCGATTGCGGCGCGATATTCGGCCGCGCTATCGCATGACGCCATAAGCAAATCGCGCATGCGCCATGCATTTCTGCGCGCTTGCGCATGTGCGCTTTTCCACATGTGCGAATAGCCAGTGCGCCCACTGGCCATGGATAGGAAATCGCGCCACACATCAGCCGGGCATGCGGCCGGGTCGCCATATGATCCGGCGCGGATGTTGCGGCCTTGCCCAATGCGCCATACCCATTCCGCCGGGAAGTCGACGCCCGCGATTGGATATGCGCCACGGAAAACGCCACCAAGCGTGGCGGCTGGCGCTTGATACTCGCGCAAATAGCATGTGCCTTTTTCATACTGGCCTGTTTCCTGGTCATATTGCCACGCATGTGGGCAATCGCCGCAAATTGAGCGCGCGCCAGTTTGTTTTAGCCATGCCATGATTTTTGCCGGGCGCCCGCCGTTAACTTCAATTCCGGCCGCGCGTGGATTGGGCAAAATCCACGTCTGCACCATGCC